TTGGTAAAAGTGTAGCGGCGAAGTTCGACAGCCACGTGTTCGCACAACTAGACACAGCAGGCGACAGTACTTTTGATAGTGTTCCACTAACAGTTGACGATGTCCTATCAGGCATTGCAGATATTCGTGGGAACGGTGAGATGGGTCAAATCTACGGAATCTTCTCTCCAGCAGAAGCAATGAACTTAATGAAAAACGTTGCAACAACATCTTTCGCAGGTGGTGACTTCCAATCAGAAGTTCTACGTGCAGGTGTACTTGGTAATATTGGTGGAGCGACTATTATGATGAGCCCACAGGTTATTCAAGGTGCAGGTTATCTGTTCGGCAAAGACGCATTGCGTATTGCACAACAGGCTCCAGTTAACGTGAATATTCAAGATAGAGCGGCTGCAGTTGGTAAAGATGTGGTAGTTTCATATCATGGCGCTGCCAAACTAATCGATGCCGAAAGAGCAATCAGACTAATCAACGTTTAATACTAGAAATAGTTAGGAGAGTACAATGAGTGCATATGCAACAGATGAAGACTTAGTAGCGATTATACCAGACATCTTCGACCACGGTGTCGATAGTTTTAACGATGAACTTACACGTTCAACAGAGGACGTGCAAAGGCGTATTAAAAGCGATTGGTGGATGCTAGGACATGACCCAAACGACTTTACAACGACAAAGTTAAAAGCGTCTGAACATAAGCGTACAACAGTCTATCATGCATTAGCATATTATATACTACCTCGACTATCAAACTTTAGTGAAGACGATACGTTCCAAAGACAAATGGTATTCTACCGTGAAAGATATCAGGAAGAGTTCGCGGCTGTATTAGCGGCAGGCATTTCTTATGACGATGACGGTGATGGATCATATGAGTCCTCGGAAATAGATTATATTAGAAACGATAGGTTGTACAGATAATGGCAAGCATTCGTAAAGATATAATCAACGATGTAATAGCAAAGTTAAAAACTATAACATCACCTCGTATCGGTAAAGTAAGCGAGAAGCCAAGCGACTTCGCAAGATTAGCCAGAACAGCATATCCGTTCGTTCAGGTTAATGTTGATAGTGAAACTAAAGAAGACATAGCAATGGAGTGGAGACTATCCACACTAGAACTAGCAATCACAGTTCACTTAGAAGGTAAATCCAAAACTGAAAAAGCAGAGGAACAACTTTCCGAAATCATAGAAGCAATCGAAGAAAAACTAGAAGCAGATAGAACAAGAGGCAGTAAGGCTCAAATAACTGAAGTATTAGAAGTGGGTGAGATAGAAGTATCTTCTTATCCAACAGTTAGTCAAACTATCAGAGTAGGTATTCAATATACATACTCAAGAGCAAACACTTAACATAATGGAGACCAACAATGGCAAACACAATCTATAGTGGTAGCACTGGCACAATCTACATTGGTTCAACAGCGGTGGCTTCTTTACGTTCCTTCTCAATCGAAGAAACACAAGAAGTTATCGATGCGACAACAATGAGTGTGACAGGAGTTGCATTTAGAACAAACAAACCTACGTTTAAGTCAGTGTCTGGCTCAGCGGATGTTTTCTGGACAGTAGATGAACCATCATCTCCAGGAGACCACGATGATAAAACTTCAACAACTGGTCCAACTGGTATCGCAGATACACAGCCAGGATCAACTGAAGTTACAGTCAACTTCTGGCCTACAGGTGACGACCAGTATGAAATCGGTTACAGTTTCCCAGCATTGATTACTTCAAGAACTATCTCATCTTCAGTAGATGGTATGGTCGAAGCATCAATCACGTTCACTGGAACAGGTGCGATTACTAAAGTCAACGGCACAACAAACGATAACGGTGCATAATAAATGATAACTTCAAGAGCCACAGTGAGTATAGCGAAAGGCGGACTTACGAAGAAGATTACGGATATGGTAAAAAATATGCGTACTGATATTCATAAGGAAATCAAAGAACTTACTCCTGTGGCTCTTAAGAATGGAGGCACTGCGAAAGCAGGATGGAAACAAACTAAAGATGGCACCAGAAATGATGTTATCTATATAGGAAGATTAGATAGAGGGCATTCTAAACAGGCACCAAACGGTATGACAAAGCCTGCGTTAGATATAATAAAAACGAGAACTAAAAAAGGAACATATTTAAAATGAGCAAAAAAATCTTAGATAATGCTAGAAAGCATTTTAACGAAACAGTAGTAGGCGAACTAAAAGAAATGGAAGTACCAGAGTGGGATTGTAAAATCTACTACAGAGGTGGTACTAGTTTTGCACAAGAGGCAAAAGTAATCGAACTACAGAATAACGGCAAATCAGCAGAAGCACTAGTACAGGTGCTTATCAATCGTTCATTAGATAAAGACGGTAAGCGTATCTTTAACGATATGCAGAAAGCAGAACTTATGAACTCAGTTGATCCTGCCACAATATTAAAGATTGTTACCGAAATAAACGGTAATAAAGCACCCAGTGTGGATGACGCATTGGGAAACTAAAAGCCGATAGGCACCTCTGGAGCCTATTCTATCTTGCATATGAATGCAACTATAAGATAGAAGAAGTTTTAGAAATGGACTACACCCTGGTGACCTATTGGTTAGCGTTCTTAAAGGAGAAAGCGGATGGCAACAACGGACACAATCGAACTCAAAATAAAACTGGACGACAGAGCATCCCGGCAGTTAAGAGACATAGATAAAGCACTTAACAGCCTGAATGGTCGTATGGGTAAGTTCTCAGTAGGGTCTGGTGCCGCAGCCGGTGCCCTTGGTGGTCTGGTAAGTAGAATAGGACCAGCAAAGTTAGGGTTCGCCGCTTTAGGTGTAGCAGTAGTAGCCACAACAAGGGCAGTACTGGAGGGCGCTAGAGCATATGAAAATACAGTTAACCAGTTAAGACTAGTTACAAAAGGAACAGAAGACTACCAAGCAACTATCAACAGGCTGACTGTATTAGCAAAAGAAAACAGAACATCATTCGATGCGACAGTTGAACTATTCACAAAACTAAAAGTTAGTACAGATGAACTAGGATTCTCAACGGATCAGGTAGAAACATTAACATCCAAACTATCTAAAGCACTAGCAGTTGCAGGTGCAGACGCACAAACAACAAACGGTGTTATTAGACAGTTCGGTCAAGCGATGGCATCCGGAACAGTTAGAGGTGATGAGTTCAACTCTATCGTAGAAGGTCTAGGTCCTGCACTTAATATTATGGCTAAAGAGTCCGGTATTAATGTAGGAAAACTTAGAGAGATGTCCAGAACAGGAAAACTCTCAGCCGAAGTATTCGCAAATATGTTGTTAAACTCAACAGCACTAGACGAGAGTTTCAACAAACTGCAACCAACAATGGATCAGGTGGATCAAGCATTCGATGATAGTAAAATCAGATTAGCAACAGCAATAGACCAGTTCTTTGGACTATCAGATGCAGTTAAATCATCAAAACAAGCATTTACAATATTCGCAGATGCAATGGCTGATGCACTTACACCAAAAGTATTATCACCATTAGAACAAGAAATCAAAAATGTAAAAGATGAGATAGCGGCACTTAACGCAGAAGCAGTAGAGGCAATCACACCAGATAGCAAAACAATAAACATAGCACCAGACTTTAGTTTAGATAAGTCAATAGGTGGTGCATTATCTGATAGAATGGCAGAAGATATTGTGAACAACTTCAAAGAGATTGAAGATGCCGCAATGGAAAACGCCGCTGTAGTACAACTAGAAAGCGGTGCAATAAAAGTACTAAAAGATAGACTTATAGAACTAGAACTACAGTTATTCAGACAGATAGAAGCAAAAGAAACTCTTAAGTTCTTAGAAGAACAAGCGGCTATAAGAGCAAAAGCAGAAGCAGAAGAAAAAGCAAAACTTATAGCAATAGAAACAGCAAGATTAAATCAGATTAAAAAGATCCGAGATGCAGAAGCATTATCGATGAAAAATCTTGCACAGTTTATGAAAGAACAAAAGCAGGCGCAAGACGCACTGATATCATCAAACGAGAGTGCATTAAGTACAGAGAACGCCTTAAGATTAGAGTACAGCCGTAATCGTGATACAATAGATGAACTTAACGAAATACTAAAACGAAATGTAGATTTAACAGATGAACAAAAAACACTTATACCACAAATCGTACAAGGTCTAAAAGCACAGAATAACGAAATACATCATCAGATAAAGTCCGGTACTATGTTAAAAGAAATATACGACCAGACACACGATGCATTATTAAAAAATACACAAGAAAGAAAAGAACTATTAAGTGCAGTAGAACAACTCAAGATGCAAATGTCATCAGAGCAGTTCCAGACAGAGGCAAACAAAGCCTTGATGCATGGATACAATGAAGCACTAAAAGAAAACGCAGAAGCAAGACGAGAACTATTAGGCATCCCATTACCAGACGATGAGATGACATTAGAAACACTTACCAAAACAGTAGATGAAAATATTAGAAACGTTGCGGCAA